AAGATAATTTTGACCCAACCACATCCAATTCATCTCTTGTGATTGGATCTACAAGTGTTATTACAACCTCTTTCCATTCCAGCAATTTATTATCTTCTGTACTAAAATAATCTTGCTCTGTGGAGGGATCTGTAGATGATCTGTACACCCTTTCAAACGGAAGCTGGGCTGCTGGTAGCTCAACCGAACTAGCCCACCATGGAATCCCACTGATACTTTCGTTAATTCCACTTTTGTCGTGGAACTCAAATTCAACTAAAAATAAATTTGACCTTCTTATGTCTACATTTGAACTGGTCCAAAAATC